GCATGTCCATTAGGTGTCCTGCCTCAACGCCCCAAATCGTCGAATAACGGCCGTTTAAGCCAGTTTGGTGTCTGACTGCACCCTGCCTATGGGAGTGGCCACAAACTACGCTAGAATGCCATTTCTTGGCCAAATTAAGGCCTGTTATACCAGCATGCTTAGACATGTTGCCTTCGTCGCCATGAGCCAAGTGCCAGCCCTTTTCAAACTCATAGGCTCTCTTATGAAATCTAATCCCTAAGCTGCTGAAATCCATAAACTTGTCATAAGCCAATTCAGGTAATCCAATAAGTGATGGCGCACCTTTAAGCAAGGTTTGATAAATTCGATCGGTGTGATTTGATCTGACAATATCTGTCGTGCCTAGATCGTAAAGTATTTCCTGACCAAGTTTTCTTTCCTCATCAAGTGTTTCTGCAAACTCTAATTTTGTCCCTTTTGCCCAACGGCTCTGCGAGCCAAGATCCATTTCATCACCAACATTTAATACAAAATCAAACTTTTCATGCCTTGCCATTTTAATCAGATTTGAAACTGCCTTTGGATGGTGCAATGGAATCTGTAAATCTGGCGTTACAAGATACCTGCGGTTGGCTTTAATTAATCGTCATCCTCATCGTCAGTTGGATCTATGGAAGGAATAATCCCGCCATCGCCTACGACCCAATTTGGAAATGTTTTTACTTCAGTCATGAGCCAGAAAGCGTGTTCAGGCGTAAATCCTGCTTTTCTAGCTGCTTTGTAACATTCGTGCAAAGCCAAGTAATGCTGATCGATTTTGCTTAATGGCTCAGGAGTTTGGCGAACGACACGACGATTGATCTTTTTGCGTTTGATAGGTTTTCGAGTGTTCGCCATAATTAAAATTATCGCTTACTAATTAGGACAAACAGATCATCGACACGCTGTTGCAATTGCAAACTTTGAGTTTCTAATCTTGAAATTTGGTCTTTGATCGAACTGCCAGAATTGGGTTTTAATTCTTGTAAGTAGGATTTAATAACCCAACGCAGACCCATCAAGAAACTTGTAAATATGGCGCAAACGCCAACGGTTATACCAACCCAGGATTCTGCGTTCATTTCGCATTGATTCCATAATCAACTTCGCTCCCTGATTTTGGATCTAATGCTTTCGCCAATGGTGCAACCAATGCTCCAGCAAGGATTGCAAACTCTGGTCGGATGTCAGCAACAATTGCCAACAGGACAGTAATACCGGAAGCAGCCACAGCTCTTAAATATGACTTAATTGCTGCCTTGTGTTTGTTTGATAGTTTCATGCTTTGCCTCCTAGTAGTGGTATATGGAAAAACTCAGAATTCTTATCTTGATCTTTCTTAAAACTTACATGGACATGATGGTTATGAGGATTGCCCTTATATTTACGCCAACGCCAGCCAAGTAAGGGTGAGGCAATTTTTGACTGATGAATTACATAACTGATGCGACCATTGGTTTTCCCGTATGATCGAATTTGATCTGCCAAATATGCTGAAAGCCCTTTGTCGTCAGAAAGCCGAGCGTCAATATCAATTGCTCGCACGCATCCATTTGTGTCTGGGTTGTGATCGCTCTTTCGTGTGCTATGTCTAGCATCACCAATCCACCCATCAGATTTGCGCAAACGCTCTGGGAAGGAATCATCGATCTGCTCACGCAACTGCACAGCTGCTTTAGACAACCAAGGTTTCATTACAAACCTAAGGCTTGCAAATCCTCAACAGTTAAACCAAGCGCTGCAAGTTTTGCTTGTGCTGTGGCTTTGGCTTGAGCCTTTAATTCAGCTTTAAGTGTTTCTGCTGCTTTGGCTTGCAATTCCATTATTTCATTATCAGCCCAACGATTTATTTCCGCTTCGTACTCAATTTCTGATAACTCAATATAACCATCATTATCATTTCCGCTTTTTAAAGTTGGATGTGCAGATTTAAATTCTTGAATAATTTGTGCTTTGGTTTTCATTATGCACTCGCCAATCCATAAATTGTTATTTGACCTGTTAAAGTTCCAGCCGAAGGTGTTATTCTAAGTCCATCATAAGTTCTTGCTGATTCAATAAATCCACCTCCAGCGAAACCAACTGAGTCATTTCTAGAATAATATGTCCCATTTAAAAATAAATTATTAGAAGCATTAACACGGTAAAAATTAAAATCAAATGTGCTTATATTGCTAGAGGCGGTTGCCATTTTGCCGACACTAAATGAACTCACATTATCAGCCTTTTGATAAACGGGTGCTCCAGCAACAGGATCGCTTGGTGATCCAATAAATCCATATCTATAGTTGCTTCCTGTTTCGGTGTTTGAACTGTATCTGCCCTGAATGTTAATAGTCGCATTTGCAGAACTACCAATTGACTGTATTACAACTTTGTAATTTTCATAAGTAGATGTGAAAATTGAATCTAAATTAAATCCTGATGAAGTTGTAAAAGTTGTTCGATTAATAAAAGTCATACCAGCAGCAGCTGCAGCAGCACCCCATTCAGGAGCAGTTGCACCAGAATTGACTTTCAGGACTTGACCGGCTGTGCCTATTGCTAATCTGCCAACTGTGTCAGCAGCAGTTCCATAAAGTAAATCTCCTGCTGCATCAATTACTGTGTTTTGAGTATCTGCAACATATTTCAAACCTGTTGTTTCACCGCTTGCTGCAACCAGCCTGTGATTGTTAGTTCCAGCAGACAATTTATCAAAAGTATCTGCACCAGTTCCAACAACCAAATCACCTTTTGCATCAAACTCTGTTGCAACTGTGTTTGTTAATGTAACTGATCCGGATGAACCGCCACCGCTTAATCCTGTTCCTGCAACAACTTCGGTTATATCACCAACATCATTTGTGATCCAAACAAAATCCATGTCGCTGTTTGAATTCTTTGACAATATCTGACCAGTTGTGCCACCTTCAAGATCTTGCATAGATGTATCAATTGCTTGACCAAGTGTTCGGATAGCAGCTGCGCCATCCTTAACCAGATCGGTGTCGTCTGGTGTTTCCCATCCAAAATAAGTTGTGTTTGCCATATTAGGCTACTGCTCCAATCGCATTTTCCCATGTAAGTGTACCACTTAGAGTGTTCCAAGCCTCTGAGGCTGATACTTGTTCCCATTGAACTGCAACTTGGGAAAACTCAATCGGGCTCAGATTTATGGTTAAAAATAATTCGTTGAATCTAGTGCTCCAACGCCAGCCTTCAACATAACCCTCAAACTGTTGAGTTGGGGCTATCTGAACAGGCAAGTCTGTAATTCGCATTGGCTGACCTACAAAAATGCCAAGCAAAGCATCTCGGTCTGCATCATCAATGGCTGAGTTAGTCAATGGAAATGTAATGCTATCGAACAAGGCTCTTGGATAGGATCTAAGGGATATAAAGCGATTAGCAACAGATTGTGCATCGGTAGCATCATGCAAGACTGTGTTGATAGTTTCGCCTCGGTAACCAAATACCTCAATACTGTCCAAATCAATTGCGCTGACCTGTGAACCAAAGTTATTGCCGTAATTTAAGAATACATCGTTGCGGACATCTGCGCCCCTAGTCAAAACCTTTAATCCTGCTCCAAAGGCTGTGTTTGCTGAAATTTCTGTGTAGCCATTATTGGCAAGATAGTTCTGTCTATGTAAAGCATCGGCATATCCAATGCGACCTTCGTTATCCTCATACAAAACACCAAATGCGCTGTCAGCAATAAGACTTGCAATGTTATAGACAGTATCTGGGTCTGCGCCTCGATTTGATATTTCATAAACTCCGGGGCGATCAATTTCCCCAAGTCCTAGATTTTCAGCATTTGCCCAAGTAACTGTTGGATTATATCCAGACCAAGTTTCAGCTGCTGGGACTTCGTTCCAGTTGTTTAAGAATAGATCAGCAAGCAATTCAAACATCTGGTCGCCATCATCATCTCTAGCCAATGTGCCGTCATAAATAACCTTTGGCAATTTAGCCAATGAACCTAAAGCAATAATCGTATAAGTGAAAGTTTCTGCAATGCTACTTGCTGATGCGACCTCGGCTGTAATATCTGTAATGTTGCCACCAAATAAAGTCCTAAAAACATTGGTGCTATCTTTGACCTGTAAAGCTATTCCGTCATTGACTTGGAAATTATAGTTTTCATTATTTAAAGCCACTAATGCAATTTGAATATAAGATGGGGTTGGTTGTGCGTAAATATCCTCACGCCCTGCTTGATGGGCTATATCAGAGATAGCGACATCGGTGTATTCCACACCATTGATGCTCAGCTTATATTCAGGCGTAAAGACTGACATTATCTCGCTCTAGTAATGCCGCTGTTATAAAGCTGTGGAACTGATCTTGATGAACTCTGATTAATGACCTTAGCAACTGCTCTTGCAGCACCCTCAGAATCTACCGCTTGGACTGTAATGTTGGTAACTGTTGCTACTCGGTTTTCTCTAGTGTTTGCTGGAACTGCTGGCAATGGTGCAGCCCCTAACATTCCTGCCTGACTTGCATTTGGAGAAACATTTGGAATATAACCAATATCTGCTCCGGGTTTAGCAATGTTAATAAATCGAATTGCTTGATTGGCTAATTCGGTTAATCCACCAACTACTTCTCGAACGAAATTAATAAATCCTTTTAATATGTCTGCAAGTCCGCCAATTGCTTTGCCAAATGTTTCAGCACCTTTTTGGCTTTGTGTTAATCCTGCACTTAAACCTTGATCGCCAGTCAATCCTGCAATGAATGCATTTAGGGTTGGTATGCCTGTTTCATTTAAGAATCCAATAAAACTTTCAACCGCTGGAAGTAATGCAACACCAAGGGATTCTTTGGCTTCATCAAATCCTACTTTTAAGCGATCAATCTTGCCTTGAAATGTTTCAGCATTTGCAGCTGCTGCACCACCATAAAGTTCAGATAATTTTTCTTGAACTTGCGTAAAGGATAAGGTTGATAATTCTGCCTTAGATAAACCAAGTCCCAATCTGCCTAGAGCTGTGGTGTTTCCATCCTGAGCCCTGCCTAAAGCATTGGCAACAGTTTCAAGTTCTAATCCTCGACCCTTTGCAATGTCTAAAGATAGGTTTAACAGTTTTTGTGCTTCCTCAGTATCTTTTGTGGAAACCGCTAATCTTTGTAACGCTGGACGCAGTTGGTCATCAGCCACACCGGTTGCCAAAGATGTCTTGAGGATATAAGCCTCAGTTGCCCTTATTTGGTCATCAGTTGCCCCTGTGGCGGTGCGTAACGCAGCAGCCAACCTTAACTGAGCAGCCTCATCCTCGATGGCAGCCTTAACCCCATCAACGGCTAATTTAGTACCATAAGCAACGGCAGCAGCAGCAGCGACTGCAAAAGCAGCAGCAGCCTTCTTACCAAACTCTGAAATTTTGCTTGAGTTACTTTCGACCGCTTTGTCGGCTTCGCCTAGCTTCTTTTTTAAGTCATCAACATCGGCAAGGATTGATAACTTTAATGTGCGATTACCAGTAGCCATTAGACCCATTCCTTAATAATGCGATTAAAAGCCTGTTCCCATTTGTTAATCAATTCAGGCTGAATTCTGCGAAGGGTTGGATAAATGAACCATCCTCGAGATCCACGACCTTGCCGTCCCGAATAACTAGGGAACTGTTTAAATTTATTTGAACCAAACTCAACGCCACCCCATAGGGTTTGCGTAGTAGCACCACCTGAAAACTTTTGTCTTGCGAAACCATACCGGAACTCACCGATTTTGCTCGATTTAGAGATGCTAACGCCATCTGCGACTCTCTGCGCAACCTCGCCAGCCTTTGTTCGAGTTCTAGCTGCTTGTTTAATTTCCTGCGATGCAAAATAAGCCAGAGCAGCAGATTGACTTCTTGCTTCCTCTGTTGCTTGGTCATCCATAAGTTTGAATGCTTTGTAAATATCACGCAGATCGTTTTTATTGTATGCAATGGTTTCTTTAGCCATTCCTTGCCTCCAATATCTCGATCGCTGTTAATATGTCATCCGCATCAACCCATTCACTCATTGGTATCTTTGTGGCAATTGCCAACTCAACCAATAATCTGTTTAGGCTTCCTGCTTTATGGCTTTTGGGTTTGCATCACCAACGATGACATCCGCTACTGTTTCCATCCAAATATCCATTGGTTTGATGGGCTTATCTCCTGCAAGTTCACGCTTATGTGCATGATAAGCAAGAAACATAAGATCCCAAATACCCAACTTCTCGGATGCCTGACCAATAGTGTTTCCTGTCTGCTTTTCCCATTTAGCCCACTCAGGTGGTTGGGCAATATAAGTTGCTTGCTCACCT